TTGGATCCAGGCGTTAAAAGAATGCCAAAACCTAAAAAGAAGACAGTAAAAAGGATAAAGAGAAAATGAAAAAGAAGACTAAAGCAGAAAAGAAGATTTCAAAAGTTATGAAGGAATTTAAGGCTGGCACACTCAATAGCGGCACTAAAAAAGGTCCTATAGTGAAGTCGAAGAAGCAGGCAATTGCCATAGCTTTATCAAAGGCGGGAAAGTCAAAAAAGAAGTAATGGCTAGAATAATAGACATTAATAAACATGGTATTAGAAGAGAAATAGACCATCAAAGGAAACCCAAGGAGAAAAGAAATGGCAGTAAGAAAGAAAAGTGGACTTCCAAAAATAAAGAAGTACAAGTCAGTTCAAACAGCAACTAATGCTCGTAGAGTAACTGGATCAAAGATTTCACGTAATGCAAGCACATCCTATGCTCAATCACAACGTAGTCGTTCAAAAGGACAACAAGGGGCGGGATCGCTTAATGACATTATTATCAGAGTAATCAATGGTGTAAGAACCCCAATTAGTCAGGGTCAAAAGAAGAAAAAGAAGTAATGAAGACATTAAAAACAGCAGGATCTCCTGGAAGAAATAAAGGTACAAGGAATACTGGTGCTAAACTCAAGAAAAATACTGATATAGCATTAAATAAATATAATAAAGAAACAGCAAGATTAAAGAAGGTTAAAAAGAAAGCTACTTCTACATTATCTAAGAATCTACAAGCACAAAGAAACTTAAGACAACAAAGTGCTATGAAAACTAAAGGTTCTAAGTCACAGAAAGTAGCAGTATTATTCAAACTGGGTGTAATCAAATAGATTACATGGTTGTAATATTTAACATATTGATAGCAATGATCGCAAATGTGTGCGAATTTGTCAAATATATGTCAATACATAGATATATCGATATGTCGACAATTGGAGGAAATTATGGGATATCCAGTATTTACTGAAGAACAAGTAAGCGAATTTATTGAATGTGCCAATGAAATGGGAATAGGCCCTGCTATGAGATACTTGGGGTATCCTAAGTCATATCATACGGCGAAGAAGTTTTATGTACAAAGAAATTTAGATATGCCTACAGCTAATACATTGGCGGTTATGTCTAAACAATTAGACATTTTCTATAATGATAAAGAGAAAGTATTGGCGGCACAGGCAGTAATAGATAGAGCAGTAGAAGCATTATATGAAGCAGATCTATTATCAGAAGATATAAACAAATTGTCTAATGCTATACATAAAGCAATTCAGACTATTAACTTAATTGAAGGTAAATCTACAAACATTAATGAGAATAGATCCAAAGATGGCTCTGATCTGGCAATCATAGATATGCTAAATGAAGCCAAAATTAGGAATGAATCTATAAAGAATAGCTTGAAGGTTATACAGAATTGATTCAATTGTCTAATATGTTTCAAGACACCACCCAAATGATAAATAAAATTAAAATTTATTTATATGGAACTGTAAAAAAATTTGGAAAGTAAAATGAATACTATATCAAAACATATGGAAGGTATTAATCCAGATCTACTTAAGTTTTCAGAAGGTAGACGGGAATTGACTAAATATGATCCTATGTTGTTTGCATTGTTATATTTACCAGAACATTTACAAAATGCTGAAGGAGAAATTACTCTTTCTGAATTTCACTGGGATTTGGCTGAATATGGAAAGACTTGGATCAATAAATCCACAGAACCTAAAACTGGACGTGATGCATTTATTGCTCCTAGAGAATGTGGAAAGTCAACTTGGATCTTTTTGATTCTTCCTATGTGGGCCGCCGCCCACGGACATATTAAATTTGCTGCTGCATTTTCAGATGCTGCTTCTCAGGCCGAAACGCACTTGATGACATTTAAAAATGAGTTGGAGACAAATGAATATTTACGGGCTGACTATCCAGAATTGTGTACTTCTAAAATCGTCGGAAGCACTGGTAGATCCTTGGCATCTAACTCATGGCGTATTATTCAAGGAAATGGTTTTATTTTTGATGCTAATGGTATTGATACGAACTCGTTAGGTAAAAAGGTATTTGGACAACGCCCTGACCTAATTATTCTGGATGATATTGAGAAAGGTGAAAAGAATTACTCTGAATATCAAGCTGGACGCCAGATGAATACAGTATTTGATGATATTGCGCCTATGAATATTTTTGCTAGAATGATTATTATTGGAACCACTACCATGCCTAACTCTATGATGGATCAGTTCCGTAAACATGCTCAAGGTGAGCGTGAACCAGCTTTACAATGGATTTCAGACCAGAACGTAAATGTTCACTACTACCCAGCCATTATGACAAACGAAGATGGCTCAGAACGCTCTGTATGGCCTGAGAAATGGTCTTTAGAATGGCTTCAAAGCCAAAGACATTTGCGTGACTTTGCTAAGAACTATATGAATAGACCAGTAAATATAGATGGTAATTTCTGGACATATGAAGATGTTATCCTTGAAGATATAGAGTTTTATGGAAATACAATCATTTCTATTGACCCAGCGGTAACAAAAAATAAAGTTTCTGACTATACAGGTGTTGCTGTATTAAGCAGAGGGGAAGATGATAATATATATGTAAGAGATGCTTTTCAGCTGAAAGTATCTCCATCTGAATTAGCAGAAAGAGTTGCAAGTCTTGTAGACATTTATGATCCAGGTGTCATATATGTTGAAACAAACCAGGGCGGTGACTTGTGGCGTGATGTATTTAAAGATATTCCAGTAAGATATAGAGCAATTAAGCAGTCTGTGTCTAAACAAATTCGTGCTGGTAAAGCTTTAAACTTCTATCAACAAGGATTAGTTAGACATACATCACACTTTCCTGTTCTTGAAGAACAAATGTATTCCTTTCCAAAGGTATCACATGATGACGTACTAGACGCAGTAGTATCTGGAATTTTATATTTTCTAGATAATAGAGCTCCAAAAGTGTCAGTAAAACAATTAAATTATTTAAGGAGATAAAATGAGAGATATTAGAATTGCTTTAGAGCAAATTATTAATAAAAGAGATTATTATCATAAGTCTGAAGCTTATTACGAAGGATCTAATCAAGAAGTTTTTGCCAACCAGCGTTGGTTTAGACTATTTCGTTATGAAGGAAGCGATTTTAGATTTAATTTCAGCAAAACTGTTGTTGATTCAGTATTAAATAGACTTGAAATCAAACAAGTATTGGCTGGAACATCAGAAGCAGAAGATTATATTGATAAAGTTTGGGAACAAGGCGATATTAAGCTAGATATTAATGAAATTCATCGTAATGCATTAATTTATGGTGATTCATATGCAATTGTTTGGCCAGATAACAGTGGAAATTTGATGATAGATTACAATTCACCACTTACAACTACAATGGTTTATGATCAAGACAACCCAAGAATCAAGTCATTTGCGGCTAAATTGTGGCAAGTAAAAGATCAAAACGATGTTGTGCATCTAAAATTAAATCTATATTACAAAGATCGTATTGAAAAATATGAAACATTGGGTGATTTAGATTCAATTTCATTCCAACCAAATTTTAAAAAGGTTGCTGTAATCCAAAATCCATGGGGAGAGATTCCAGTATTCCATTTCCGTACACATAAGCCATATGGAAGACCAGAACATGCTGATGCATTTGGTCCACAGGATGCAATTAATAAATTAATTTCAACACATATGCTTACTGTTGATTATCAGGGTGCACCACAAAGATATGCACTTGCAGCTGGAGGAAATTCAAATGAATTTGATGATTTCTCCGATGACGATACAGCTAGAGAAAACTTAGCAGCTCTTGCAAATGGTCCAGGAGAACTTTGGTATCTACAAGGAGTCAATTCAGTTGGACAATTCCCAGCAGCAGACCCAGGAGTATTTACAAATCCAGTAATTGAATATGTAAACGCTATGGCATCTGTAACAAATACACCGACACACTACTTCTTACGTGGAGCAGCTTTGCCATCTGGACAAGCACTACGTGTTGCAGAAGCACCATTATTCAAGAAAGTTCTAAATCGCCAATTAGCATTTGGTTCTACTTGGAGAGACCTATTTAAATTTATGTTTATGGTCGAAGGTATTCCTGCTGATGTAGAAGTTAAATGGGAAAATGCGGAATCAATTGATTCTCTAGATAATTGGGACATTGCTGTTCGTAAGAAGTCTGTTGGAGTTGGACTCTATCAGATTCTTCTTGAAGCTGGATATGATGCAGATATTGCAAAGGCAATTGTTGATGAATCTCAAGCACAACAAGGTCTACCTCCAGTTCCAACATCTGAGATAGTAAATTCACATAATTATGCTTTGAAAAATCAAGCAGCAGAAAGAGCGAATGCTCTTGGTCAGGAAACAGGTTCCTGGCAAGAATAATCCTTAATTGGACGATTAGGAGATAAAATGCAAGAAACAAAAATTGAAGTAGAAAATACGGTTGAAGAACCAGTTTCTACGGAAATAAAAGATCCAGTTGCAGTTTTAGCAGCATTAGAACGTGCAAAATCTGACGCAAAAAAATTCCGTGAGGAAAAAGAAGCTTTAGAAGTTCAAATGAAAGAGTTTAATGAAAAAAGCTCTGCTGTTAAAAGAAAATTAATGGATGAAAAGGTAAATAAATATTTATCTGAAAAAGGAATCAAAAATGCAGATAGACTTCTTAAATATATTAAATTTGATGAAGTTGATTTAACAGAAGATTTTGAAGTTGTAGGACTTCAAGACCAAATTGATTCTTTAAGAGTAGATTTACCAGAATTATTTGACCCTAAAGTTGTATTAGGAGGCCAAGCAGATTCTGGAAGCCAGTCTTCAGTTGATGCACCTGTTACGGCTTCTGAAATACAGGCAAGAATGATTTTAGGTAGAAATTAAAGCAATAAGTTGATATAATTGTCGTTAGGCAAGATCTAAATGGACGTTTGGGCTTGCAACTAACATAATTGGACGATTATATTAATTTCAAGACAAAAATTCATTTATAGAAAAGGAAACTAAAAACATGGCAAGAATTGATCTTTCGACCTATTCAGCTGGTGATGGAAATGGCTATATTGCCGAAGAACATTCATCCCAAGTTGTACAGGCTATCAATCAGTTCTCAGCAATCGAAGCATTAGCTCGTGTTGAGAACATGACAACAAGCACTAAGCTTGTTCCACGCTACTACGGTGACGCTCCAGGAGTTGTCTCTGAAGGTAACGAAATTCCAGAAACACAGAATTACATTGACTCAATCGTGCTTGAAGCACGTAAGTGGGCTTCAATCCTACACATCTCAGAAGAAGATCTTAACGATTCATTCGTAGATGTACTAAACCGCTTCAAGACTTCTTGGGCAACAAACTGGGCACGTCGTTTCGACAACGCATGCCTTGGTGTAAACGCAGCAGAGAACGGCACAACCGTTCCTTACACATCTGTATACCGTAAGGTAACACAGGCTGGTGGAAACTACCAGGAAACTGATGGTCCATTAACATTTGCACACCTTAACACAATGCTTTCACAGGTTGAGTCAGGTCCAATGTTTGATCCATCAAAGATGGTATTCATTGCTCACCCATCATTCGCACAGAACCTTCGTGGTCTTGTCGATGACAATAACCGACCAATCGTTCAGGATCCACTAGGTGGAACAACTCCTACATTGTTCGGATACCCAGTTAAGTACTCATTTGGTGCACAGGTAACACCTACTGCAACTGCGGGTGGTTCAATTGACGGTGGAACAGATGGTAACAAGTTGATCGTATTAGCTAACACAGACATGCTAATCAACGGTAAGCGTTCAAGCATTGAGTCACAAGTTTCTCGTGATGCTAAGTTTGATACAGATGGTGTTCTACTCAAGATTCGTGCTCGTCGTGCATTTAAGTGTGCAGACGGAGATGGCATCGCAATTCTTGAGAAGAACTAAGGAGGTAATTACACATGGCTTCAAAACTATACGGTAACTTCCTTCTAAAGGCCCTCAATAAAGAAATTGATTTCGATTCAGATACTATTAAAGTAGCTCTCGTATCATCTTCTTATACACCAGATCAGGATGCTCATGACTATTGGAACGACGTATCTTCATACGAAGTAACTGGTACAGGCTATACAGCTGGTGGAGCAACATTGGCTTCAAAGACAGCAACCTACGATTCAGCAACTAACGTAATTGTTCTTGATGCTGCAGATACCACTTGGTCATCTTCAACAATCACAGCACGTTACGCAGTTATTTATGATTCAACAGGTACAGCTTCAACAAGCCCACTTATTGGCTATGTAGACTTTGGTTCAGACCAGTCTTCAACAAGCGGTAACTTCACAATCACATGGGATTCGACTGGTATTGTTCGAATCACAGTAGCGTAAGGTAAATACGCATGGATGTAAAGGTAGAGGTTGGCATACTACAAGCAAAGGCTTGTTTAGTTGAGTCCAAAATTTCTGTCGAGCTTCTTTCTCATACAATTATTGCTCCAGAGATTTCCAACCTCTCCTTTACTCCAATTATTTCAATATCAGGACACAGTATTTCATCAGTTAACCCAGAATCTTTCAGAATTGGAGTAATGGCTGCGGCTTAACGCCAGCAGCCTATTTTTATGTCATCATCAGATATCATCAAATCATATTTACCAACATATTACTTTAAAGCAGATAACAGCACGGTAAATAGCGACGGAAGCGTTAATCCAACAGTAACAACTGGTGGATCTAATACATTCTTTACAAATGGTGGTGCATGGGATACAGGTTATATTAATTCAGGTTCATCAAGTGGAACTGGATATGGATTTCAGCATTCTGATACAACAGCAATTTTTGACGATAAATCATTTACAATTTCAGGTTGGTTTAACGTAGCTTCAACATCTTCAACAATTAACTGGATTTTTCATACAGGAACAGCAGCAACTGGTATTGGACTTCAAAATGGATTAATATTTACAACGATTGCTGGTGGAAATGCAACAACCTCAGCTTCTATTACATTAAATAAATGGAACCACTTTGCATGGGTTGTAAATGGTTCTACACAAGAATTATTCTTAAATGGCGTATCAACTGGAACAGCAGTTGCAACACCTTCAACAATTTCAATGGATTCTTCAACAAAGTATTGGTTTAGAGAAACAACAAGCGGAACACCAAGACGTGGTGTTGCAGGTAAATTTGATGAATTAGCAGTATTTGATTCAGCATTATCATCAGCAGATATCTATATTTTAGCCAAATCAATTCCACCAATGCCTATGACAGCATCTTCTACAATGCAAAATCCAGCTGTCTATACAAATAATTTAGTTGCTCAAGCAATTTCAGATAAAGCAGTTTATGTATTTAAATTAGATACTAGCGTAACAGACGTTGCTGGTGTTGCTATGACTGGTGGAAGATCATTCAGTTGTCCAAAAAATACAGCTACATACCAATCTGGACAATCAACAACTGGTGGAACTGGTTCATGGTTTATAACAAATTCAAATACAGCTGGAAATGAAATAACATTAACTGAATCATCATCTCCAGTAATTACTTATGAAAAAGGATTAACTGTAGAAATGGTTTTCTACTACCCAGCATATGTTGCACCAGATGCTGCGGGACAATATATTTATCAAAAAGCTTGGTCTGGCGGTGGAGTAGATATTAAATTCCAAACTACCAGCGGAGTTAATTATGTAGAAGCTGGATTTTCTGGTGGCGGATATCATACACATACACAAGGACTAGTTCCAGGAAGATGGTACCATGTAGTTGCTCGTTGGGATGCCACAGACGATTACACATATTTAACAATTAACGGATCAACAGAAACATCTGCAAATAAAAATACAGGTTCTGGAAATAATTTTTCATCTAATTCAAGTTTCAATATAGGTGGAGACTGTGGACTTTATTTTGATTATATTGCATTATATTCAGAACAATATAACTCAACAAAACTTGCAAATTCACAATTAACTGATCATTATAATTCATTTAATGCAGCTAGATCTATATTACAATCAGGAAATGTATTAGCTACACCAATGACTGCTACAGCAATGATTCCAACAACTGGAGTAGCGCCTGGAGTGGCATTAACAGCATTTGCAACATTTATAAATCCAAGCTTTAATACAATTAAAAATAAAAATGTATCAGCAACAGTATTAACAGCATCTGTTCAATCAGAAAATCCAGTAGTTTCTGCTGGAACAACTCATGGAGCATTACATATGGATGCAGATGCTGATATGGGACAAGATTCACATCCATTTATTGTTGGAGTTGGTTTTGCAAATCCAATGATTGCAACAGCATTAATTACTGTTCCAACTGTTTCTGTTCAAAAGGGTGCATTAATTAAACCTCAATCATTAAATTCAAATGCATTTTTACCAACTCCTCCAGCATATTATCTAGTTACAGATGATCGTTGGTATCAAAGATTACTTGATGTTGATTATCAGTCTTCAGATTTTAAAGGCAGCATAACATTCTTTAATACATCTAATAATCTTTATTTAGATGGAGAATATGGGGATTGGTGGGCATCTCCAATTAGAAGTCCATTACAACCATATTATGGATATAACTTATATGATTCACCACTTCCTACAGCCACAGCTGGATATTTTGATCCTATAAATAGAAAAGCATTAAATATAAAAAATATTGCTTTTATTAATGGTGATAATCAGACCTATTCTCAAGGCTGGACAATGGAAACAATGATTCAGACTACAAAAAAGAATCAGTTTATTGCAGCAGGCAGATACCTTGGTGATCCATCTAGTTCAACTTCCAGAAGTAAACAAACAGGAATTAGACTTAAAGATGGTAAAATTGCTTTTACAAAAGTAAAAGATAAAACACAAGGTTTTGTTACATCAACAGATGCAATTGCATTTAGTGGATTTAAAGATATTGCTGATGGCCAATGGCATCATTTAATTATTCAATATAGAGATGATGATGATCGTATTCAAGTTTGGATTGATGGGGAACTTGATATTCAGCGTTATGGAAATACTGTTTATTTCCCAGGACAATTGGGCTTTAACTCAAATGATATAGATTCTTATTCTGATTTTAAAATTTCTGCAATAGCATTAAATAAAGAATCATTTGTTCTTGAAAGAGAAACAAAACTTAATTACTTTGCTTCTATTGGACATGTTCCATTTGAAGCAACTACAGCAACAGCGGATGTTAAATTTGGAACGGAAACAATTGGAAGGGGTAATCGTGCTCGTGCACTGATGCTTTATTTCTGGCCTACATGGAATGCAAAAAGCGGTTATTATGTTGGATCGGATACAAATCCATTCTCCCCATCTGGAGTAAATACATCACAAGGACATGATGTCGGAAATAAACCATTTGATTATGATACATTCTATGGACTATCTACATATTTAACAAATGAAACACAAACATTCTTTGATTGGGATGTATTTCCTCTTCCAGTAAAGAAATTCTATGCTGGAGATACTTATCGTGGAGATAAACATCCATTATTAAATGAATCTGTTTTTATTGATACTCTTCCAGAACATGGTAAGGTATATTTTAATCCTGTAACAGATAATTATAGATATGTTAATTTAATGGAAGATGTTTATAAATTAGATCAATATGATGCTATTTTCTTTAGAAATTATCCAGATCAATCTACTGAACAAGATGAAATGGGTCTTAACTCAAAAACAGAAGTAGATGAATACTTTAATTTACAAGAAAAAACTCTTTTTGCTGAATTTTTAAATAATTTACGTGAAGCCGTAGATACATATAATATATCATTATTTGTAACTAATCCACAATTAGCTAAAGATCTTGGAATTATTGCAAATGCAACTGAGGTTCCTCTTCTTAGAAATCAAGGTTCATTTTATGCAGATGAGTGGTCTGACAATAGAGCACCAATCGTTACTGGAAGAGCTCTTGTAGATGGAACACCAACTGATCCAGTAAATGCTGAGGGGGCTGGATGGTATGATACTTGGTTTAATGATAGACACCGTGTAATTAATCAACTTGAATATTTGACAGACGATAATGCATTTATATGGACAGATTATGCATTCTATAAAAATTCAGATGTGTTTGAATACGGTGGGCCAGATAGACTTTATAAGAGATATGAAAATAGACCATACGGTTTACAAATAGATGATGAATTTGTATTTGCTGATTCTGGAAATCCTAGATTTAGACTTCCATATCAAGCAGTAAAACCAGAAGATGTTTTAGCTGGTATTCCAATTACAGCTTTGTCAAAGAAAATTTGGAATCAAAACTATGCTGGGTATGTACAGGTAGATAATCCATATAAGGATTATGTAACAACAATTGCTTTACCAGTCGGAACAAACTTAAAAGGTAAACTAACTGGTGGAAAAATATTTGTTTCTTTCTCAGAAAATGTTGGAAATTACTTTACATCAGAAAATCCACAATATAATACATCATTTGTTGAATATCATGAATATGATATGGCTTCAAATTATTGGGTAGATATTGCTTATAATGCTAAAATAATTACTGATGCACAAAGAGCACAATACAAAGCTGGAACAGCTCAACAGCCACCTTTATATGATGATAATGATATTATTAAACAGTATTGGTCATTGAGTGGAGATAACCTTATTTCCAGAATTGAACCAATTACTCAAAATTTAAAGGGTTTTGTTGGTGGAGATATTCCATTATTATTACAGAATCCAACCAAAACAAGAACAAGACAAGGTCTAACCAATTCATTTGCAGGTGAAAGACTTCGTGATGCATTAGGTAGATTTGCATCTGGAGGAGGATCTAACTCCGTAACTGGTGGTAATTTATCAACATTTAAGATAACTACTGGTCGCACATATGATACTGGAACTATATTTATTCCAAGTATTAATACCCGTGCTTTATGGTGGTTGTCTGATAAGGTTAGACTGACTGGAAAAGTTGTAGGAGGACCAGCTGCAAAAGCTACAGCATTAATTCCAGAACCAGTTGTCACTGCTGATCATCCAAATACAGTATTG